TTGTGCTGCAACTTCTTGAGCTTGTGCATTTGCTTGCGCTTGTGCTTGTATATTTCTTTGATTTAACTCTTGATCTCTTTCTTGTTTTTTCTTACGTCTTATTTTAAGTAACTGATTAGCTAACTTAACATTTTTAATCATTCTAAGATCAATAGCATCTTCAAGTTCTATACTTTGTTGAGCTAATGCGGCTTGTATATTGTTTTCTAACAATTGTTTTTCTTCTTCATCTGGTTCTAGCTCAATAAATATACCAAAGTCATATAAATGTAACTCTGACATTTCTTCTAATGTAGCGACATTGTGAGCACCTATAGCTTGTATAAACGCATCTCTTGTTGGTGAATATTCTATAATATCAGATATTCTAAGAGATAAAGCTTCAGCAACTTCAGCTGTTAAAAATAAACCAGCTTGTAATATATGTCTTGTAGCTGTATTACTATTTGCAGCTGCTATTTTTTGTATACCAACCAAGGCTTTCGCGTCCGGCGTGCTAGCATCTCTTGCTTCGTTTAATCCGGTTACGTCTCTTATCATTTGAAGATAATAATTGTAAGTTTGAATTAGTGATTGCAATTTAGCACCACCATTCCCAGATTGAATTTCCTGAATAGGAATTTTTCCTGGGTTCATATCACCGTCAGACGTCATCGATCTACCTATAATCGAACCTGTTTGGAAAAACATGTTCAGCGCTTCTTGTGGATTATAGTTAGTTCCGTTACCAAGATCAACTTCTGCAAGACCATCAGCATCCATATATATGCCGTCAGGTACCATTCGCGAAAGTACTTGTTGGAGTTTTAAATGAGTTAATTGAATCATATCAGCAAAACCTGTTATTCTGCTAACTAAAGATTCAATTTTACCTTTATACATACGTGGAGCAACTATGTTATAATTCATTTTAACCTTAGTGTAATCACTCTTAGGTCTCATCATATTTTTAGCAAGCTCCCATTTTAATAATTTTTCACTGCCTAAAACTAAAGCTCCTTCGTATAAAACTTCTATTTGTTTTTCTAATCTACCAAATCTTTGTTCTAACGCAGCATCTAATACTGGATTAAAAGTATCATCTTTAACTATAACTTTAGTACCACCTGTAGCAGTATCTTTTACTTTATATACTTCTTTTGAGTATGTTTTATAATTAAAATATAATACCTGTATTTGATTTTTATCTATTTCATCGTGATCATTATGAGCACTGTAATAACCAGCCTTTTTAAAACTTTGATTAGTTATATCTTTTAAATCTTTCTTATGATCAGCATTAGGATTTAAAGACATTAGTCCTGTTTGAGCTGGAGAAGATACAGAAGTATTTATGCCAGATAAAAGTTTATCTCTGTCATACAATTCTTGTAGGTCAGTGTAATCAGTTCTTCCAGTTGGAATACTTTTTATTCCTTCAAACGCAAGTTCAGGATCATTACTAAAATCAAGAAATTGTTGTTCATTTTGAGCTGCAGTATTTGGAGTGATACCCATTTGTGATTTTAAAGCAGCAAGTCTTTCATCTAAATCAGTTTGACTATAATCTCCATCAGAATATTTTCTAGCTAAAGTATTTTCTATAGTTTTAATTCTATTAAGATTAATTCTGTTTTGTCTAGCTTGTTCGTATTCTGCTTGGGTCTCATACCCTGTTAATCTTTTTCTTGTTTCTGGATTGTTTAACATTTGAAAATAAGAAAGAGGATTTAAAAAACTAAGTAAATTTTTTAAAGGATTTGGTTTAGGTCCACCTCTATTTACAACATCGTCTACAGTTTTCTTTTTCTTTGTAGGAGGTACAAAAGGAGTATCGTCATTTCGATTATCACGAACTGTAGGTGGACGATTTAAAGTAGTTAGAGGTGTATCTCCAAGTGTAGCACTACCTGCACCAACATTTACTGTTTGTTGTAAATCAGCTGGCACTCCAAATTGTGACGCATCAGCTCCACCTTTAAGTCCTACACGTCCTTGTTTATATAAACCTTTATCTATCATTATCTTCTACCATCCGGTTGTGCATCAAGTCTTAGAGTTCCATATCTCCAAGTTTCACCTGTGCCGTCGTTTTCTATTTTCAG